TGGCATCGGTGATCACGCTAATCACCATCTGATGCTCGGCCCCCGCACCCGACTTGTCGGACTGATCGCGCGCCTCTTCCGGGCCGATCAGGACGAAGGTTCCGGTAGCATTCGGCGGCACTGCGTCAAAGATCGCAACTCCGCTCAAGGCAGGGGCTGCGGACAGCAACTGAAAGACCGCCGTCTGCAGGGCAGGCGCTGCTGCATAGCTCATTTCGGCACCTCCTCGCGGGCAAAACAGGTGAGGTAGCGACCGAACTGATCGCGTTCGGTAACCGCCTGGATCCAGAAGAGCCGCGTCCCCTCTCGCAGCCGCTGGCCTGCCAGCGGACGCGAGGGCGAACCGACCGGGGCACCCCGAACCGTGATCCGGTAGGGCACCGCCGACAGCATCCGCTCTTCGCCCAGGGTGTCGCTGCCCGACCCTGGCAGCACCTCGGCCCAAAGCGTGCCGAGTGCCGTCCAGACCGAGGTGAAACCGCCCGCGCCGTCCGGCGACCGAACGACCCCCTCCAGCACCAGCGCCCGGTTCAGATGGGGCGCGTTCATTTCTTGCCCCCGCCAAGGATGCGGACAGTCCGCCAGCGCTCGATCAGCGTCACCACCCCGAAAGGCAGGCCCGCCGCCTGAGCGCCATCATCGTGGCGATGCTCGTAATATTCCCCGGCAAGCAGCAGCACCGCCTGACGCAGGTCGACCGGAATATCCGTCCAGGCCGGGCCGAAGCCCGCGTCGAACACGACTTTCACCAGGCCTTCGCTTGGGATCGTGGGCAGCGACGTTCCCTTGCCCGCCAGTCGCGGCCGGTGCAGGTCCTTGATCAGCCGGTAGGCTGCGGTCGGAACCACCGTCTCTCCGCCCGCGGCATCGACCAGCGTCACGCTCACGATCCCCGCAACCGGCGAGACGGGCAGCGCCTGTTCCTCATCGCGCCAGCACTCCAGCACCCAAAGAAACCGGCGCTGAAACAGGACCTTGCCGATCCGCCCCTCGATGGCCGCCATCGCGGCGCGAAGATAGGCCTCGATCAGCGTGTCCTGCAGACCATCGTCGGCAAAGCCCGAGCCCATCCGCAGATGGTCCTTCATCTCCTCCACCGGCAGGGCCAGCGACGGCACCGGAGTCTCTTCGGTTAACATCATGATCAGCTCTCCGCCCGCGGCCGGGCCTCAGGGAAATTGCAGGCACGGGGAATGGCCCGGCCCCCGCGACGGGGGACCGGGCCGGGGTCATCAGGACACCGCGACCTTCAGCAGCTTGATGGCCGCATAGTCGGTGATGTCGCCGCCCACGCGCTTGTTGGCGTAGAAGAGGACGTTCGGCTTGGCCGAGAACGGGTCGCGCAGGATCCGCAGGTCCGGGCGTTCCGCGATGGTGTAGGCCGCGCGGAAGTCGCCGAAGGCGATGGGATAGGTGTTGGCGCCCACGTCGGGCATGTCTTCGCTGACCAGCACCGGATAGCCCATCAGACGCGCGGGCTCATTCGCCGCCAGGCCATCCGACCACATGAAGCGGCCGTCCGCGTCCTTCATCTTGCGTACCGCGCCCACGGTCTTCGAGTTCATCACGAAGGCCGCGTTGGCGCGGTAGTCGGCGCCCAGCGCGTAGACCAGGTTCACGATGCAGTCGACCGCGTTGGTCGTGGCAAAGTCCGCCGCGGCACCCGTCGGGATGTAGCCAAGCTGGCCCCAGGTCCAGGACGCGTTCGCAACCTTGGTCGGCAGAAGGATGCCTTTCGGCTTGTCCACGCCATCGCCGTTGATGAAGGCCGCGGCTTCCGCGCGGATGAAGCGGGTCGCGATCTTCTCGGCGAGCCAGCCTTCGACGTCGAAGGCGCTGTCATCCAGCAGACGCTGGCTGGCCTTGGGCATCGCCGCCAGCTCGTGCAGCTTGATCGAGATGCGCTCGATGATCGGGGTCGCGGTCTCGGTGGTGGCACCCGTTTCGGTCGCCCAGCCCGAACCGACTTCCGACCGGTCGACGATCACGTCGAACGAGGTCGCCTCGACCTGAACGACATTGGCAATCGACCGCAGCGACGAGGTCGCGAACAGCATCGACCGGATGCGATCCGCCGTCTGCGGATCGACCAGGTAGCCACCATCAGCCGCCACGGCCGAGGTCATCGCCTTGCCTTCCAGGGTCAGGCCGCGCAGGCCGTCATCGTCGCCGGTCCGCAGATAGGCGTTGAACGCCTTCTGATGCGGGGCCTCGACCTCCGCGCGGGCCGAAAGTGCGGGGCGGCCATAGGCCATCGTCTTTGCGTTCAGCATGGTCAGTCGCTCTTCCTGATGTTTCAGCGTGGATTTCACTTCGTCCTGAAAGCGGTTGAATTCGTTCAGGAACCCGGTCATGGCCGCCTTCGCCTCGGCAGCCGGAGTCTGGGCAGAGGGCATAGCTTCCCCGGCCCGAGCCTTCGTCTCGGTCATCTCATCTTCCTTCTCTTCAGTTGGGACGCCGCGCTATCGCCCGGCCAGACTGCGGCGCGCGTCCTCGAAGACCGCCGCCATGTCGCGCCAGTCGTCGTCCAGGGCCTCCGCCTTGGCCGCGACCCGCGCCTCGGGAAGCATCGGGAAAGTCACCAGCGAGACCTCCCAAAGCTCCAGCTCCGACAACAGGCGATTGCCCTTGCCGTCGCGTTCCGCCTTGACCGTGCGGTAGCCGATCGAGAGCCCGTCGATCGCCCCCGCCTGGACCAGCGCCGCCACCTCGCGACCCCGCTCCACCTCGGTCAGGATGCGCCCCTTGACCCAGAGGCCCGTGGCATCCTCGCGCACTTCGTCCCAGACGCCGATGGGCTGGCCCGGATCATGCTGCCACAGCATCTTGACCCGCCCTCCCTTCGCAGCAAGCCGCTTCAGGCTCGCCGCATAGGCGCCCTTCTGCACTATGTCGCCGCCCTGGTCGGTCTTGCCGAAAAGCGAGGCATAACCCTCGACCACATGGCCCTCGGTCACCACCAGGCCCGCCTCGGCCTGCTGGAACTTCCGCTCCGGTGCTCCCCAACCCTGCTTGGCATAGCCTTCCGTCATCGCTTCACCTCATCGCTGCCTGGATGACCGTCTCGGCCATCTGCGCCAACAGGAACGCCGCCACACCGTAGACGCCGACCCAGATCCGTTTCTCCAACCGTTCGAGCGTCGCCTCGATCAGGCCCAGCCGATACTCCAGCCCCGCCCAGCGCTCGTCGGCGACGCGCTCGTTCGCTTCGATGCGCGCGGTGGCCGCATCGAAACTGTCGTAGACAAAGCGCGAGCCGCTCTCGCCCCGCCGCGCCGTCATTCTTCCTCCGCCATCCTCGGCAGACCCAGCAGCATGCGTTTCTCGCTCACCGTGAGGAAATCCGCCGCGGCGACGCGCGCCCATTGCTGGTCGCGTTCGCTGGCCAGGGCCGGCACCTGATCGAGGTCAGGCCTGAGCTCGACCGTTTCGCCCGCGAAGGTGGAAATCCAGTGCGTCAGGTCCGCCATCACCTTCGTCGCCAGCGGCAGGACCGTCAGCCGGTAGAAGGCACGGTTCGCCTCCTGGTAATTCGCATAGGTCGCATCGCCGGGGATGCCCATCAGCATGGGCGGCACGCCGAAGGCAATCGCGATCTCGCGCGCCGCGGCTTCCTTGGTCTTCTGGAACTCCATGTCCGACGGGCTGAACCCCATCGGCTTCCAGTCTAGCCCGCCTTCCAGCAGCATGGGACGGCCGGCATTGCGGGCGCCCTGATGATGCGCCTCCATCTCGCTGACCAGCCGGTCATACTGGTCCGCACTGAGCGAGGCCGCCCCATCCGCGCCCTTGTAGACAATCGCCCCAGAGGGCCGTGCGGCATTGTCCAGCAGCGACTTCGACCAGGCGCTTGCGCTGTTGTGCACGTCCACCGCCACCGCCGCCGCCTGCAGGGGCGCAAACCCGTAATGGTCGTCCTGCGGGTGGAAGGTCTTCAGGTGGCAGATCGGGCTTAGCGGGCCGGTCACGTCGTAGCGGTGCGTGCGGCCGCTGACCGTATAATCATAGGCCATCGGCCAGCCATCGGCTCCGGGCACCAGGTTCATCCGGTCCGAGCGCAGCACATGCAGCTCTCCGGGCAAGGCACCAGGGTCGGCCAAAGCGCCGGGAACGGCCTCGACATAGGCGTTTCCGGCCAGCAGCAGATAGCCGTAGACGGCCTCCAGGAACTCGGCCCGACCCTGAGCCCCGTTCGGGCGATTGATCAGCGTCAGCACGGGGTGAGACTCGAACCGCTGGGTTTCGTTCTGGCAGACCAGCGGCAGCGCCGCCGCCGCCTCGGCAATCAGCCGCACGGCGCGAAAGCCGACCGGGTTGCCCAGAAACCCGGTCCGGGCCAGGCTGGTCGTGTCGCGCGGGCTCCAGGCCACGCGACCCGAGCTGCCCCAGGCGATCACCCGCCCCACCGCACTGGCCTTGCGCTCGGGCACGGTCTCGACCGGCGCCTTCCGCAGAAAATCGAACACCATCTTGCGCTCCTTCATCCCTCGGGCAACAGCCGCCCGCCCGGCGCCCGAAGGCCCGGCCAACATGCCCCAAAGGGCCGAATTCCTAGTAAAGCGACCGTACGCTGGGTCGGGCGATGCCCGTCGGCGTGATCATCAGGTCCGTCAGTGCCCAGACCAGCGCATCCAGCCGGTCGGGCGAGCCCTGCCCCTCCCAGCCAAGCGACGTCATCTGGCACATCTGCTCTTCCAGGGCCTGCAAACCCCGGACATGAGAGACGCGGCCCTGTTCGTACAAGGCCGCCACGGGTTCGGCCCGCAGCATCTTCGACCGGGTCGCATGAACGGCCCGGAACGGGACCAGCGGATCGATCGTGCGCACCAGCTTTTCCACCAGCTCGCCGCCCTGGTTCACTTCCGCCACCAGCCGGTCCGCGCCATGCCGCTCCATCGCCGCCAAGGCGGCTCGCGCCCAACCCTCGGGCGAGGCGCCTCTCACCGACGCGTCCTCCAGCACCACCGCCCGCCAGTCCTTCGGATCGCCGCGCGTATCGGCGCCGACCACCAGAATCCCGCAGGCATCGCTGCGCTTGTTGCTGGTCACAGGCGGATCGACCGCGACCACGATCCGGTTGACTTCGGGCATCCGGTCCAGCTGCGCCTGTTCCAGCATCGCCCGGGTCCAGAGCGCCCCCTCCAGATCCTCGACCAGAACGCCCTCAAGCTCTTGCCGGCCCAGCCGCGTACCACCATAGCGCGCCTGCACCTCGGCCAGGAAGCTCTCCGCCAGGTAGGCCCGGTTGGCCTCTGTCGGAGCATGGGTGATCACCGTCGAAGGGTTCTTCAGGATCGCCTTCAGCACCCCCACATTGCGCGGAGTCGTCGTGACCACCGCCTGCGGATTGCGCCCCAGCCGCAGCGCGAACTGCAGCTGGTCCCAGGCCTCGGCCCCCTTCTTCCACTTGCCAAGCTCGTCCGCCCAGGCCGCATCGAACTGCGGCCCACGCAAGGCCTCGGGCTCATGCGCCGAAAAGACCTGCGCGATGGCGCCG